CAAGCCTTTCGCTGGCTTGCGCAGAGAAGTGCCGCTCCCACACCACCGCCGCCTCCACCACCGGAGAAAGCTGTTCGATCCTATCATTTGCGGCCTTGAGTTCGTCCAGCGCGTCGTTGGCGCTGTCCCTCCACTTGTCGCGCTCGGCTGAGAGCTTCGTGTACTCCGCGAATAGCGAGCTTCCTTGCTCCCACCCCGGCACCGGGGAGCCGTCCGACATCCATGTGATGCGGCGGCATTCGACGCGGCCTCCATCACAATGATCAGCAACAGCGGTAGCGCGTTCTTCCGTTTCAAATCCAGATGACATGCGCGTTCGATACAGATTAACCCAGCGTTCCATCAGCACCGGCTTGGGCGGCTGCACGTTGCGGAGGATAAGCCTGTCAAAGGCAGCGTGGGAGTAGACCACGCTGCCCACAAGACACGCCCGAACGCTGCCGGTGGCGTCGAATAGAGGTTCAGCGTCCATCCCATTGGAGCACTTCACCGGCTTGGTCCAGTCAATGGTCATCACTCAGTCTCCGGGTCGAATGCGTCGATTGCGATGTGGGTCACTGCGATGCTGGGGTCTTTGGCAATCTTGCGAAGGGCATCCTTGAACGCATCCGTTACCTTCGGACCCCACCCTCCGATGCGTTCCCATTCCCGAATGCCGAGGTCGCACACCTCACCAAGGGTAAGTGCGGCCCATTCCCCGTCGCCGCGAATGGTGCTGACTAGGCATTGTCTGGCGATCCTCTGCGCGTTACGGCTTTTCGGAAGGATTCTAACCCAAGCCACGTCGCCGCATTTTATGTCGCGCCACTTCATTTCATTCCCCCACACTGATCAGATCGTCGACGCGGCAGCCGAATGCGCTGGCAATGCGGGCCATCGTCCAGACAGACGGGTGGGTGGTGTGCCCGTTCATGATTTCGGACAGGTGGCTCTTGCACATCCCGATTCGGCGGCACACCTCGGCCTGATTGATTCCGATCATGTCCATCTGAATCTGGATGTTCGCGGCAATGACGGTCGGGAAGATTCTCACTTCTTTTTTGCGGAACGGAACGACAGTGTTGGTCATTTCATCACTCCTCCTAAATCGCGCCCTTGCGGCGCAGTTCGCCCATCCGGTTTTTCATCTGACTCGGCGTCCTGTCTCCAATCACGATGTGCGCGTAAGGCACGCGGGCATGTCGCGCCTCGACCAGCCGGCAATCCTCATTGCGGGTCCAGTCCTTGGGACGGTGCGGCCGCGCCACCGGCCGCTTGACTCCCATCGTGCTTGCTTGCATCTGGCACGAGGTCTCCGACCGGTCGAGCACGCCGGCAATCTCAGCGGTCGGCATGGTCGTCGCCCACATCATCGCCAGCATTGCCCGTTCCTCGGGTGTCCACAGGCGGTATTGCCGTCGGTGGCTCAGCACTGGTTTCAGCGGCCAGACGGGGGCGATCTTGGCGATGACCGCCTGCACGCGGGTCTCCATTTCAGCGCGGGTCATGCTGCGGCTCCTTTTGGGGCTCTGGGTTGAATTCCAAGTCTGCGAAGGTTGGTCAGGACGCCAGCCTTGCTCACACCCAGCAGCTTGCTGATGCGCAGCGACCCCAGCCCGGTGGCGTAGAGCCGCACGATTTCATCGACGGTTTCCGGCGCGATCATCCCGGCATGGCGGCGAGCTTTGGGGTCAGAGCGGTGCGGCGTCAGGCCAGCGGCACGGATCACCAAACGCACCTTGTGCGCATCCTTACGCACCTTTTTGCCGATTTCGGCGCACGAAAGGCCCTGAGAGTGCAGGTCGATAACCGTTTGGCGCAGTTCCGCCATAGCCAGCGGCTGCGCCGCCACCTTCACGCTAGCGCCGGCCTTGCGCAAGAGCTTCTTGACGGTCGGAACGCTGCACCCACGCAGGCGGGCGATCTCCTCCAGCGGTTCGCCGCGCTCCCACATCGCACGAAGTTTCGCGGCTTCCTCAACGGCACGCAGCCGCAGGCGGTCGCGATGCTCGGCCAGCACCGCCAACTCGCGCTCGCTCGGACCACGGGCCTTCTTTGCAGCGCGGGCACGAGCCATCCATTCTTCCTTGGACTTCCGCTTGCGCTGCTTCAGCGGAAGCGACTCCTCCAGCACCCGACTTGATACACCGCTATTGATCGGCGCAGCGCCAGTGATCGGCAGCAGGTAGACGGTGGGGCATCTTGTGATGGTGCCGCCGGAAGTGAGATAAGCTGATATCGGGTCCATTACCAGACCACTCCAAGAATGATGGCGCAGAGCACCAGAAAGGTGTAGGCGGGGATGTCGTCAGTCATGGCTGGCCCTCCACTTGGTGGACACAGCGCGGAACTGCGCGACGATGGGCCAGATGCGCCCCCACCAAATTGCGTCCCTCTCCGCTTTGGTCATGGTGCTGAGTCGGGTCACATGCCCGTTCCAGTCTAACGCGGCCTCCAAGCGTTTGGCGGCGGCGATGGCATCCCGGCGAGACGGGAAAAGCGCAGGGATCATCAAGCAGGTCTTGATGTGCGTCACCGTCCACCGCGAATTTGGAATGTCGGCTTTGGTCGCGGCGAGTTTCCCGACGATCACCGCCCGTAAGCGGATGGGGCCACGATTCCCGATTCCGGTGATGTGCGTCTCTCTCATTTCAGCACCTCCGCGACGAACCACGCGCCCGCCAGGAAGGCACCGCACATCATGCCGATCATGGTGATGATGAAGTTCAGGATGTGGCACATGGTCACGCCTCCGTGTCGCAGGGGGGCTGGACATCGCGCCGCAGGGTGGGATAGCCGCCAAGGGCAAGCTTCTCCCACCGCTTGCGCTTGGCCGGCCCCATACCCTGGCGGGCCAGCACGATTTCGCAGCGATCGAGCGCAGCACCGGGGTTCTTTTGCGCTTCTTCCCAGGTTTCGCGGACGCTGTAGCCAAGCGTAGGGTCAAACACGATGGCCATATACCGCGCATCCCACGTCAAAAGAACGAGCCGCGCCACGGTCTTCTGAGACGACGTCGTCACGGCGCTGGCGAGGATTGCGCGGGCCTCGGCCACACGCTCGGTGATCCACTTGAGCATGGTGGGGGAGAGGGCCATCAGAACGCCCTCCCTTCGTCACGCATCCAATCGCGGCGGGCGTCTGCGGCTTCGCACTGGCGGTCATAGGCGTCTTCGTCGCCGTTCTCGACCATCTGCCGCGAGCAATTGGTCAATGCGTAATCCGCGATCAGGTCGGCCAGGAAATCGGGGCAGGGGACCAAGCGCGGCTTTTTGCTGCCAAGCTCGATCAACTCAACCTTCTCGATCTCGATTTCCGGCGGATCGCCGGGGAGCCAATTGCCGAACGACTGGCAGAAATAGTCCTTCGTGCCGGGGCTGTAATCGTAGGTGACGCGGGCTTCGACCTCGGCCACGCAGGCCCCGTTGATCTCCCACGGGAAGGTGATTTCGATGCAGGTCATGGCTCAGCCCTCCAGTTCGCGACGCAGGCGGACATAGAGCCCATCGCACCTATATTCGATGTGGTTCCAGCCCTGATCGGCGGCGAGGTTGCCCACGTCCTCAACCAGCAACATCAGATCGCGCAAGAGCGCGTCATGCCGGGAGACCGGCGGGGTGGTGAGGGCGGCGGTAACAGCCGCCATTTCGGTGGAAAGGGTCATTGTCCTCCTCCTCTGGCCTCCCCTTTGGCCCCGGCTTTCGCCGGAGCCGCGACGGGGAGGACGCCGCATCAGCAACGCTGCTGATAGATGGACAGTAACCACATCGGTTTATCGCGGTCAATAGGCAAAATAGATGTCTTGGAAGAACACCGTTTTGACACGTCTCCCGCAATTTCCTTGTTTACCCGACTACCCTTAACGGTGTACTTTCCGCCAACGCTCGACCCCGGCCACAGATAGGCAGCCGAATGAGACTCGCTGAATTCCTCGAAATATCGAAACTGACGCAGGCCGATTTCGCCCGCGCCACCGGCCTGTCTCAACAGGTTGTAGGGCGCTACCTGTATGGCCATCGCGTCCCCCGACCCGCGGCAATGGCGCGGATCGTCGCCGCCACCAAGGGAGCCGTAACCCCCAACGATTTCTATCCCGCGCCCGTCCTCCCCGGCGCGGCAACTCCCCCGGCTGGCGCGAGTGATTACGCTGCCCTGGGGGCTTTTCTCAATGAGCAAAAAAAATGACATCTCCAGCGATTGGAAACGCCTCAGCTGACGCCTTGCGTTCGTTCATCGAACGGATCGAGCATCTGACCGAGGAAATCAAGGCGTTGAACGCGGACAAGTCCGACGTGTTCAGCCAAGCCAATGGGCAGGGCTTCGACGTCAAGATCATGAAGGCGTTGATTGCCGAGCGGGCGAAAGACCCTCACGAGATCGACGAAGCGGCCACGTTGCTCAACCTGTACCGGGCCGCGCTGAATGGCACGATCCCTGCAACGCACGTGCATGTGCCGGAGGCGGCGCAATGACCCGCCTTGCACAGATCATGCAGAAACCGGCCGGTTGGCATGACGCCCGCCTTCTGGGTGTCGGTGGCAGCGATGCAAAGACCGTCATGGATGGCGACTGGCTCGGGCTGTGGCAACTTAAGACCGGGGCGGTAGAGCCGGAAGACCTGTCGGGCAATCTGGCCGTGGTCATGGGAACCTTCACCGAGCCGCTGAACATCGCTTGGTTCGAGGCGCAGACCGGAATCCCGGTGGTCACGGATGGATGCGCTCTGGTTCACCCCGAGCATTCATTCATGCGGGCGAATCTCGACGGCATCGCCAAGGAATTCCCGAACGACGCCGTGTTTGAGGCCAAGCACGTCAACGCCTTTACCAAGGATGACGAGCTTGTGTCCCGGTATTTCTGGCAATGCCAGCACCTGATGGCGGTTTCGGGCCTGGGTGCCTGTTACCTGTCAGCGTTTTTCGGATCGGCCAAATACGGATGCTTCCGCATTGAGCGGGACGACAAGGCGATTGCCGACTTGATCGAGCGGTGCCGCGAATTTTGGGGTTACGTCGAGCGCCGCGAGCCTCCGCCCCGCCAAGACGCCGTTGCTCCGGTGGCGATTTCCTTTGACGAGATGATCGAGGTTGACCTTACCGGAAACAACGCATGGTCAGATGCCGCCCATGGTTGGCTGGAAAATCAGGCTGCGGCCAAGGTGTTCGATGCCGCAGCCAAGGGCATCAAGGAATTGACACCGGACAACGCGAAGAAGGCCACGGGCCACGGCATCGTCGTGACGCGCACGAAGGCCGGCGCCCTATCAATCAAACGGGAGAAATAGCCATGCTGACCAGCGAAAAGATTGCCGCCATCGCTGAGGCCTTGTCCAAGGCGCAGGCCGAGATGGACAACGCGGCGTTCAACAAGACCAACCCGCATTTCAAGTCCCGCTATGCCGATCTGGCTGCGATCAGGGATGCCATCATCCCGGCGCTGGCGAAGAACGACATTGCGGTGATTCAGCCCACCGACATTCTTGATGGCCAGTTGGTTGTCCGTACCACCCTGGCCCACAAGTCGGGTCAGTGGATGGCCGGCATATTCCCGGTTTCCGCCGGGTCGAATGCCACGGCTCAGCAGATGGGCTCTGCCGTGACCTATGCTCGGCGCTATTCCCTGGCCGCGATGGTCGGGATAGCGGCCGAAGAAGACGACGACGGAAACGCGGCCGAGACGACGCCCAAGACGGCCAAGGTACAGGCCATCCCGGCGAAGTCGTCCGATCCGTTCAAGGCGTTTTTCTCCAAGGAGAGCTATGCCTTCAACAAACCTTCGGCGCGAGAATGGGTCAAGTCGTTCGTCACGGCGGCTGAACACGCGCCGGACATCTCCGCCCTGACCAAGCTGGAGGCAGACAACCACGGCCACATCGACGCCTTGGACAAGGCGCTGGCCGATCAGGTCTCCCGCTCCATCGAGCAGCGCATGGCGTTCTTTGCTCAGCAGCCGGCGGCAGCGGAATGAGGCTGGTCCGTCGCAAGCCGGGGAAGATGGGTGTGCGCGAGCCGTCACAGGTTCGCAGCGCATCCCATCTCGCCTGGGTCCGAAAATTCACATGCGCGATATTCGGCCGGCATGAATGCCAAGGTCGGGTAGAGGCCCATCACGTTCACGAAAACGCCGACGGCGGGATCGGGATGAAGCCTGGTGACGATAATGCCATCCCGCTGTGCTCGGGGGGCCATCGTGAGCTTCACGACATTGGCGAGCCGCGTTTCTCGGCCAAGTACGGCGTGGACCTGACGGCGATTGCCGGGAAACTCTGGCGCACAAGCCCCCATCGGAAGAAGGACGAAGCGCAATGAAGGGCGTCTTTGCCAAGCAGCTTGGCGTCCTGCGGCCGGTGGATCAGGCGGCGCGGGATATCGTGGCGAAATACAAGATCGGCGATCTTGTCACCGCCGACGTGGTTAAGCCCCGGTGTCTTTCCCATCATAGGCTGTATTGGGCATTGGCCCAGGTGGTTTCCGAAAACATGCCGGGCGAATTCTCGGCAGAGGTCGTGTCCGACGTGATCAAGGTTCGCGCTGGCCATGTCACCGTTGTCAAGACGGCAAAGGGTGAAGTGTTCATCCCGAAGTCAATCAGCTTCGCGGCGATGGACCAGATCGAATTTTACCAGTTCTTCGACCGCGCCTTGCGCGTGGTTGTTTCCGAAATTCTTCCCGGCGTCAACAGCGATTCCTTGCGCCAGGAAGTCGAACAAATTGTAGGAGGTAGGTAAATGCTTCAAATCACGATTGCCGGCCGTGTCGGCAAGGATTCCGCGATTCGCGTCACCCAGAGCGGGACGAAGGTCCTCGGCTTCAGCATCGCCGCCGACACCGGATTCGGCGACAAGAAGAAGACCACCTGGGTTGACTGCGCAGTGTGGGGCGACCGGGCGGAAAAGCTCCAGCCGCATATTGTGAAAGGGCTGTCCATCACCGTCATCGGCGAGGGCGGTATCCGCACCTGGGATAAGGACGGCAAGAGCGGCGAGGCCCTGACGTGCAATGTCCGGGAACTGGAATTCCAGGGGGGCGGTAAGGGCGGTGATCGTCAGTCAGAGCCGGGGGCAACTGAATCCAATCTTGATGACGAAATCCCTTTTGATTGATGGAGCATCGCCATGACAACCAAAGAAGTTTGGCGCGATGTTCCGAGCTTACCCGGCGTAATCGTTAGCAGCGAAGGGCGCGTTATGGTCATCCCATATCGTGGGCGAATGCCAGGAGGTGGCAAGCGTCGATATGGAGGGACCGAGGATCAGCTTCACCGCGCCGTCGCATCTTACCTGTCTCTCGCGTTGCGGGGCAGCGAATGCCTGTGGTTTCACCCTGCCAACGGAGAGAAGCGCAGCATAACGACAGCGGTGAAGTTGAAGGCCATGGGCGTCCGTCCCGGCACCCCCGATCTGTGTTTCGTTCTTCCCGGCGGCGGATCCGGCTTCATCGAATTGAAGTCGGAGCGCGGGGTGCTGTCTCCCTCCCAAAAAGCATTCAGAGCCTGTTGTGAGGCTCTCGGCGCGAGATGGGCGCTGTGCCGTTCGGTGGAGGATGTGGCCATGACGCTGGATGGGTGGGGCGTTCCGCTCCATGCCGTTTTGTTCAACCGT